CCATATCCAGTACCATTATCATACAAATAAACGTCAGAAATATATCCTTTAACAACAGGTGTTGCAGTAATTACCCCAACTCCTCCAATAATATCTGCATTTACCGTTACATTTATTGGTGGATATGCAAAAAACTGCTCGCTACTTCCAATGGAAACTATATTTACGTAATTATTTCTATCATAATTTGCAGAAATTGTTCCAGCAACACCTGCATTTGCAAGCCTAAACTCATTTTCATTTAATTTAATTACTTTATATTGCAAATTAGTGTCTAAACCACCAATAATTGTTCCGTCAGTGTTGTAGGTAACTACTTCACCATCACTAAAACCATGATTTTTGAAGAAAATTGTATCATGTGCAGTGCTGATTCCTGTGGGTTGAACAATTAATTTACGATTTTCAAACTCAGTACCTGCATTTATTACTGAAATTTTTGAAATTGTGTTATTTGCCTTCTTTGTTCTGAATTTATGAGTTCCCGATGTTTCTGCAGTTGTAAAACCAACTGTATTAATACCTGCAGAATAGTCTGCTTGAGTCTCATATAGGTTTATAGTTTTGTTATTTACAACCTCTGCAACATAAACAGATCCATTATTGAGTGTTAGACCAGTAATTAAATTAATTCCATCCTGATAGGCAGTCGTACGAACACCAACTCCTATTGCAGTATTACCATTTCTATTGTAAATTAATTCATCACCACTAATTAAATTGTGATTTTGGGAGAAAGTTATGTTATCATTAATTACATCAACACCTCCACCAACTGTAGTTTGTCTTCCATCAAATGAAAGTGTTCTATGTCTCTCCTCTAGTTGTGCATTCAGTAGTGCTCCTGTGGAATTACCACCTGTAATTGTTACTGATGATACCTTTTTTACATCAAAATCTTGAGGATCTATGTAAACCTCTGTAAGACTACCTTTTACTATGGGTTGAACCAATGCAGTGGTCAGACCTGCTTCAATGGTTACTGATGGTAAATTAACAACATCAAAGTTAGTTCCACCATTAAACACTCTGACGCTCTCTAATGGTCCGTAGTAAACTTTATCCTCAGACTTATAGTTTATAACCTCCACACCGTTTACGAGCATTCCAAGAGCACCTGGTGCTGTTACAGTGTTTTTACCTGTTTTTATATCAAGAGAGTATGGAAATTTTCGTAATAAGTTTTGAGGATGAATAAATTGAGTTTTTTGAGAGACTAGAGTAAACTTATGAAAACCTGAAGATGAAGGTGCAGAAAAATATTCACGGGTTGGTGTTGTTGAATTATCAGAATCAATTAAAGATCTAGATCTATATAATTGTACTTTTTTCTTATCTGATAGAACTTTAACAAAATATGAAACACCATCTTCCAACCCATCAAGAGTATTATTCTCTGCGTTATAAATTATTTCTTCACCAGTTCTAAATGGGACATCACTACCAAATGCTATCACACTAAATTTCAGTTTATTTGTATCAAATTCTTGTAAATTTGTAGATACAAGTGATGTTATAATTGCTTGATCAAGATTTTTAGTTAAAGTGTAGGATGGGAGCGAACTAGCAGCAACGTAAAAGCAATTTTCTTTTTCAGTATATAAATTTTGAATATCAGAGGTAATTAAGTCATTTCCATAAATTAATGGTGCACCACTACTATTAACTGTTTCTAATTTTCTACGTATAGAATATTCCGTGGTTGCTGATGGAGACCCACTTAAACCGTCCAGAGTGACTTGTTTACCATTTATGGTGCGAACTGTCGCATCTGCAAAAGCAACCGTCTCAGACGATCCTAGAAGCACATCAACGATATCACCGACCTTTAATGCAGATGGATCAGGAGTGGTTTTTAAGTTGAAACCATTATTTGTATTATCTACAAAAAATCTAGAACTTGTATTGTAAATCCAAGAATTTGCAAATATTTGTTTTTGAGTTTTGTTAAATTCTGGATTTTTTATCTTTTCACCAACATTTTTAACATATATCTTCTCTCCTTCAGATACTGATGATACATCTCCTATTGTTTCTACGTCAGATAATACACCAGTAATTCTTATTTCTACCTTTTTTGTTAAATCGCCATCTTCATAACCAAAAAATACATCATTTGTCCTTATTGGTGATTTTACACCCATTGCATTATCGACACCAACACAACCTAAGAATTGATTAACGGTTTTTGATGAATAAGTAATTATATTATTACCAGATAGTAAAGTTCCTGTTGTACCAAATCCTACAGTGCTATCTACAGTGATAACTGATGATCCAACTGATACAGGATTGATATTTGATGTTTTTGGTTGTATTTCAAATGTCCCTTCAATTAAATCTTTATCATCAAAACCAACAAATAGACCTAATTTAAAATATGTGCTAATTCCTGACCTTGTAAATATCTCAACCTCTGAAACTGATGCCTGTGTATCTAAGTCTGATGCTTTTTTGATTGTTTGACCAACTAATTTATCTGGATCTCCAGAAATTCTCTCTGCAACAACAATTTCTCTTCTTAAAAACTCTGCTGAAGATGGTTTTGGTAAATATTGCTCTAAATCTATAACTTTTGGAACTTCACCAAATAATACCTTAAATAAAATCTTGAATGACTCTTCTGTGCCCTTTGCTTCGTAAAAAGACCTTGCTTCTTTAATAAAATTATTTACATCAAGATCCTCTACAAAATCAACGTTCTCTAAACCAGGTGTTAAGGTATATTTTAACTTTCTATAAAATTCTTTAAGAAAATTTGAACTTAAATTTATAACTTCCTTTCCTGACTCATGTTCTGCCTGACTAGTTTCCTCAAAAAGTAACTCCTCTGCGTTTAAATCTGTCCTGTAACTACTAATTCCACTAAAACCACGAATAACACCTGTAAATGTGTTTGTTGTTAGTCCTGTGTATGTGCATATCTCATTATCAATCTTAAAAAGACCATATTCGTCTGGAAATCCTTTTGTTGAGTAGACTTGAACACTATCTGTGGTTGAAGAAATACCTGAATATAGTGTAGTTTTTCCAGTTATGACCTCTGGAGTTAAATTATCCAGTTTTATATACTGATCGAGATTATCTGCAAGATCTGTAGCACCTGATTGATGCTCTTGAGAGATATAATACTGTTTTAAGAAGTCAATCGTCTTCGGACTCTCTGCCCGAATAAAGTCAGGGAGTTGATTAGTTAGTATTTGTTGAACCTGTACTCGTTTCTCAAAACCAGTTTGTATCATTTCTTAGTATCCGCCTCCAGACGATGGTGTGCCTGAGCTAGTGCTTGTTGTAGTTGATGATGTGGTGCTTGTCGTTGATACTGAAGCAACTGCTGTTGATGTATCACCTCTCTTTAGACTTCCATTCAAATAACTTGATGTTGTCTTATATCCGACACCAGATATCTGTTCTCCAGATGAAATTGTATCCTTAACCATATTTATTGTGCTATCTGCTACTGAAAAACTCAAATATAAGTCCTTCAGTCCAATTACATCATTTGAATCTGGAAACGCTTGTATTTCAATAATGCTATTTGGTTTTACAGTCGAAGTAATGTTTAATGTATTAACTATTATTTCACCCTTTTTATAATCAATTATTCCAGCAGACTTAGCAATTACAGTGTATTCATTACTTTCTGAAGATTGCTTCACGACAGAAAGAACACCCATATCACCAGTTGCATCTGGAACATCCGTAAAGTATAATGTTCCTGTTTGGTTAGCTAAAGTAAATCCTGTGCTTTTAATATTAAAACCACCTGCATTTTTCTTAAATGAATTACCATAACATATTTCATATTGTGCAGATTGATTAAGTAACACCTTCATGTTGCGTCTGATGATTACTCTAGTAATGTTTGATGTAATTGATGAGTCGGCACTATCAATAATTTGTCCTAATTTGCTATATTTGAACCTTCCACCAAACTTATTGATGTTTGAAGTGGAAAATGTATTCAATACACTCATTATTTTACTCTTAACTTCGTTTACATTACTTACTTGTGAACTGTTGTAGTAAACTGCACTATCAATTTCAACATAAAGTACCTTTAAATCAATTATTTTTTGATTTATGCCTGATAATGAGTAATTTTTAAGTTTTGACTGAATATTTTGCTTATCAAAGTCAGAAACAAAGTCACCATTCTTTGGTTTGATACTTATAAGCACCTGTCCAAACTCTGGTGGATCGAGTTCCTCGCCCCCTACAACCGCTACAGACTCTGTATTAGGGTATATGGACTGAATTATTGCTTCATAGTCTCTGGCGGTCACTGCACGGTACTGAGAGGCATATATTCGAGGTGCAAAATACTTAATTGAGTCCACACTCTCAATATCTCCACCATTTGATGCTGATATATTTGTGGTTACTGCTACATCACTTGAAGGAACTATAGGATTTCCCAATTCATCAACAACTCTACCAGAATATGCAAAATTAGAAGGACCATTTCCTTCTTTTCCATCAGTAATTATGTAAGTTGCGGTAATTACTGCACCATTTTCGAGTTTTTTACCAAAATATCCATCACCAAATAATAATTCATACCTTTCATCTTTAATTTCTTGAATTAAATATGTTTCTGAAGTCGAATCTATATTTAAAATGTTACTTGCAAGTGAATATTCTCTTCCTAGACCTGTATCAGACAATCCTTTCACCTTAACTACGATTGTAGAACTGTCTATGAAAGAATTATCAAGCAAAAAACGTTGATCAAGTGATCCATCAACCACAAATTGCTTTCTAAGGAAAGTTCCTTGATAAACATCAATATTATTAAAGGATGCAACACCATTTACGATAGTAGTCGTTACATCGTTGGGTATCGAGAATAGATAATTAGTATTTTCAACTGCACCTATACACACTAGACCTGCTGAGAGTGTCGCTGTAGACGCAGTAGATGTTGTATTATATGTAAAACTTATATTTGCCTTCGATGCAGACCTTGAACGTGGTACATAACCGATGTTTCTCGCCAACGAGACTACATTTTCACGAACTGTTGCAGAATCTAAGAAAGATTCGTTCACAACCATGTTCGAGTTGAACGCAGTTATGTAAGTATTATATGCTAGAGTATCAATTAAAACCGAAAAGTTAGAACCTTCAAAATCAAAGTCCTTAAAATTAGAGTTTGCACGAAGATAACTTTTAATTTGTGTCTTAATCTGATCAAAATCTAGATTTGTAAACTTAGTGAAAGGCATATTATCGAGTTGCTTCTAAGATGAATGAGAATTCCTGAGTTGGTAAACTTTGTCCTATAATATCAAAGAATACTGTAACATCAAAATTGTTTCGATCAGGTCTTGGATCAACTTGAACTTGAACATTAGTCACTCTTGTCTCAAAATTACTGATTGTAGTCAATATTTCCTCTTCAATTGAGGCTGCAGTTCCAACATCAACAAAATCAAAAAGGAGTCTACGGACTCCTGACCCTATAATAGGGTTAAAAAATCTTTCACCAGGTATTGTTTGCACTAAATTACGAACAGAACGAGTTATTGCCCTCTCGTTACGAAGAACAGGAATATCTTTAGTGACTGGATGGGGGTCAAAAGACAAACTTATGTCTTTAAATGAC